GGTCCTCGATTGTCAAATATCGTCATACACATTTCTGCGTTTGCAACGTGACAGGCTATTATTACGGCTGTGAACATGGGGGTATATCCCGGCAGGGTTAGATGCTTATATCATAAAAATTAATGTACGTCAAGGGGCAAGTTGCCCTGCCCCCCGACAATTATTTAGGCAAAAGTTGCCGCAGTTTCGCCAGAACCAAGTTCTGCAATAACTGCAAAGACACGAACCTTACCATCGAAAGTTGCAGTATTAGCAATCAAATCGATAGTATCAGCAACGGTATACAGCTTCGCTGTGCCTGCTGCGTTATTGATTTCGTGACCTGCTGCTGTGCCATCTAGAGCAGCAACGTACAAATCATCGTCAGTATCGTCACCTAAGTCAAGAACTGGAGAACCAGTTGATGCTACAGTGAGAACTTCCACACCTGCCATAAGAACAAGTGTGTTAGCCTTCATCTCAAATACTTCTACTGAGTCAGAAGTAGTCAAGCTAGTTGAAGAGAAGTCAAGTACGACTTCAATGATTTGAGGCTTGATGCCCAGCGGGACACCAGCGACAGCACCAGTTACAGTATAAGTAGCCATTACTAAGTCTCCCTATTAGTCAGTCTTAACGACACCTTGAACGATAGCTTCTGGGCGAATGACCTTACGACCAAACACATGAAGTCCACGAACAATGTCGCTAAAAGTTTCGGTTGAACGTACAACTTCAGTCTTCGCAATGTGCGAAGCAGTTGCAGTTGAGGACATATGTCCAGCAAGAACTACAAAGTCGTTCGTAGTATCTTGTGAGTTGATAGTCACAACGTCAGTTCCTGAGTTGTTCAGGGCAGTAGACTTGTAACAGTTGAAGCCAGCAATGTTGCCAGCCATTACAAGACCGTTGCGGAGAGGCGTAGTGCCGTCACCAGTTACCTGAACTTCTGCGAACTTAGCACCAGCTTTGAACGCATTTTCATAGAAAATCGGAGGTGCTACAAACCAGCGGTTCTCTTCTGGAACAGTCTGGTCGTCAAGGATACGAGCCATAGTCATCAGCAAGTTTACAGCAGCATCTTCGTTACCACTACCAGTGATATCGATAGGTGCGCCAGCAGTACCAACAGAAGTGCCAGTATTGCCAGCGTTATCTGCCATGTTTTGCAAGATGTTGGCATCGTACTTACGCTTCAGCGAGTATGCACCCGATGAAGTAGCAAGAGCCTCGAAGTTAACGTGAGACTGACGCTCTTCGATATCGTCAATCTTAAACGCAAATGCGTTTGCTTGGTCAACAACCATAGTAATCTGGTCATCTGCCAAGTCCTGCGGGTTTACCACAGAACCACGAGCATATGAGGATACAGTGATTGTTGGCTCTTTAATGATACGTACAGTATCGCCAAAGTTTTCAATTTCGCCAGCGTAGTCGGTATTAGTAATATCTTCTGCAACCGAAGCACGACGGAAGAACTTGAGAACTTTTTGGCTAAAAATTTCCGGGGTAAAATTACCGGAAGGCAGGTTATTATGACCTGATGCGCTATTAAAAGCCATTGTTCAATCCCTTCCTTTGAGGATTAAGAGTTATAGTCGATTCGCCCTTCAGCCCTTGCAGAGTCAATCTCGCTCTCTAGCTTTTCGAACTCCCAAGGTTTCATCTTGGCGATTTGCGAAGCCTTGAAGACCTTCTTACCCGCATCGGAGTCAGTGGCTACTTCTCTAGCGACAGTTTTGGTAACAGCATCTGCTGCACTGCTTTGACGCTTGGACTTCTTTGGTTTGTTAAGACCTTTATCGGCCTTGTACAAGTCAACCACACGACCTGCCCATCTAGCATCAGTATTGTTTTTATAAATACCATCTGCGATTGTTGCAGGTTGTTCTTCGAGCCAACCTAAGAACTCATCCGTTCCCTTCAGTTCATCAAAGTCTGGGTGTAAGCGTAGCAATTCATCATAAGCGTTTTGCTTTTCTAGTTGCTTTTCCCGTTCTTTGATTGTACCTATTTCATTTCTGAGTTCTGCGACTTGAGATTCAGTTTGCATAGATGCAACAGTTTGCACTACTTCAAACACATCAGGGTACTTATTTTTAAAGTTTTCCAGTTCTTCTGGGGTTCTAGGAACCTGTACACCTGCTGGTATGTCGACAGTCTCTTTAGTCATTGCGTCCTTAAGGTTTGCAATTTCCTGTTTGAACTCGTTGACTTTACTATCGTAGTGCTTCTTCAAGTCGTCGTAACGTTTTTTGTAATCATGTTCCGCTTCCACTTCTTTTTGTGGTACGAAACTGTCGCTTTCCTGAGTAGCCGCCTCTTTAGTAGCGGGGTCAGTGTCTTCTTCAGATGCTTCTACTTGTTCGTCTTCGTCATCTTTGTAGACTTCATCGCGATACTTTCCACGATACAATTCTTTGTTATTAGTAACTCCAAAGGAGTCATTAGGTTTGTTGGCTCTGTGGCCTTTTGCTTTTGCCATTTGTTTTACCTCATGATGCGGGGCTACTTGGCGTGTAGGTAGCCGCTTCGGTTACGTCAGGGCCGCGTTGCGGGTAGCTGACAAATCTTATTTATTAATAAATCCACCGCTTGCTTTTTCATCCTGTTTTGAAACACGTGCTAATTCAGGATACTTTTTTGTCATGTCTGCAAGAATTTTTTGATATCTATCTTCAGGTGTTGCTTGTTTTAAAAAGAAGAGGAAGGTTTTTGCATAATTATCTTCTGTAAATTCTTTTGTTCTTTTACCTTTAGGCAACAGACCTTTTACAGTCTCATACGCTTTTTGTTTTGCTCTCAATTCTTCTGCGTATCGCATTTCTACTGTTGCCATCGCACTTGTATCATATGGAGATACAACTTGATTTGAATCTTTATACGCATCTAAATGGTGTAATTCTTCTGCCAGTATAAAGAAATTAAAAAGACTAGGTGTTCTAGGAACGTTGACATAGGGTCTGCCTCCCCCTTGAGGCAGCGGGTCAGAAGTGTAGGGTCCACTGATATATTCACCATTTATTTGTCGCGCACGTTCTTGACTTTCTCTTACTTCAACGTCGGATAATGACGTATCAAAGGGTAAGGTGTCTATTTCAACACCTTTCTTAGCGTACTCGTCAAGCAGAGCTTGCATACCCTTATTTACTTCATTAAGTATGATTGGGTCTTCGTAATTAAAAGGGTCTTCCGCTGCACCGCCTTCTGCTAACCCAAGAAAGCCACCCTCCGACGCTTTTTGGCGACGAGAGACCTCCTTCTTTCCACGGTTATTGATTTTCTCTAGCCGGTCGTAGCCGATGATTTTTGCTATCTGTGGGGGTACGACAACCTCGCCCTTTGATAGAGCAACATCAATGCTTTCCTCATATATTTTACGGTCTACACGTCCAATGTCAATACCTTTTTCTCTTGCTACGGTGTAGGCATCAAGAATCATCTTGCGTATGTCCTGTGAGCCTGCGTGTTCTACAGCCGGTGCGTTGATAATAAACGTACCCTCTGGCACTTCCATCGGTTGGTCATCTGCAACAGTTTCTTTTTCAGAGAACTGACCGGGCGGTCCTTGTACAAACCCGGCAGGAGCTGTGCCGCCAGCTTGCATACCGATGCGCCCACCATCTGCAAAGCCACGTGCGCCAGATAACGCACCACCAAAATCTGCAGTACCACCAGTGCCACCGCTGAATGATATGCCGCCGCTGCTATCGTTGTTATCATCACCATCGTCGTATACATCATCAAAATAGTCTGTTCTTCCCTGTTCCTCAACTCTTTGTGAAAACTGGTCAGATACATTCGTACCGTCTGACTGTGGCCCGTCGCTTTCATCCTGTTGACCTGAACCGTAGCTTCGTATGTTTGCTCTTGTTTTTTCTAGTTGTGTTTTGTATTGGTCTATTGTTGAATCACGAAGAGGGTTACTACGCAAATTATCAAAAAATCCTCGAATACCACCCGCTGTGCTGCGTGTTCCTGCTCTTGCATTTTCTTTCCAATTTGTACTGAACGTACGAATGTCCATACCCTCAGTATACACCCCTTCTGCTTTAGCTAAATCTATCGATGCTCCCATTGGTGCAGACCTTGTTATCGTGCCATACTTTGTTGAGTGCCAATTTCCATACGCATCAAAATTTCCGCCATGTTTTTTTGCTAACTCAGGACTAAGAAGACCCTGCTTACCTGTAGTGGTGTACGTTCCAGATTCCTCACTGGTAAGACTAGCATCGTACTGCGGCCCCTCGTATTTTTCTACCATCGTACCGGGAATGTAGCCCTTACCCAACTCTTCAATCGCATATATTTGTTCTGAGGTAAAGTTACCAAGTGTACCTATATATTGTTTACTACCTGCCACACGACTAACAGTTTGACCGTTGAGGTTCATCATGTTACCCCCGCCAGTAGCATTAATAGACACGGCATTTTCGTATTGTTTCCTACGGTTCATCTCGCCAGTTACTGCGCCAAGCATGGCTATTGGCGCACCCATTATGGCCCCCGCTGTTCCCAACAACACAGTCTCTCCCGGCCTTTGTTTAAATTGCTCTTGCACAATGCTTTTATTAAATTTAAAAAATCCAGAATCTGACTTATCCATGCTTTTTCTTGCAGATTTTGCGTTGTCTCGTACGTATTGACCAGCCGAGATATTCGTAGCGTTGTACGATGGTCCACCTGTAAATAGATTTGTTCCTGCCATCGGATTGAATACATCTCCGCCACCCACGTCACGTATAGCTGGACGGCTAGAACCATCATCCTGTTCTTCATCATCGTCAACAGGACCAACTGTCGTACCAATTCCGGTTCCTAGTGTTTGCTTGTAGAAATCAACAAACTGATTTTGGTATTCATCTTGTGTTAGGATTGTCTTCATTTCTTACTACCGCCTCGTGATTACTCTTCAACTTGAGGAGAGTTTCCAGTAAAGCCAGCTTCCCCTGCTGACGGAACAGCTCCAGTTCCGATTGTGCCGTCACCACGCCCTGAATCGTCAGTTCTCTGAGGTCCGTTAGGTACTCCTCCATCAGGGGCCATTCCTTGCTGTTGACCATCGGGGCCAGCTTCTGCGCTTGCTGCTTGTTGAGCATTTGCCATCATTCCTTGTAACATTTGAGCATACAGTTGAGCCTCGTTCACATCGTTAACAAGACTGTCGGGGTCAATGTCCTGTGAGATAGCCAACTCTCGCATCAAGTTTGGTATCTTGATAAACGGAGCCAGCATCGGATTGGACACTGTTTGTAACAACGTAGTAAGACGCTGTGTACGTACTTCCTTTTGCATCACTGCTGCAGAACCACGCGGCTTGATTTCTAGGTCACCGGTTACGTTTTCAGCCTTTTCGTTAAACTGCATGTTCCATTGAAAATAAGATTCACCCAACGGCTTGAGAAGATGGTCATCAATGTTTTTAATGACTGTTTTCATGGCAAGGTTTGCTGAACCCATCAACATCGACAGACCCGCCGCTGTTCTACCTGTACCTGTTACTCCCGTTTGTCCGTGCATGATAGATGGTATGCCCGTATCTTCATCAGCAAGCTGTCGACTAATCTGATACATCTGAATGTTTTCAGGTGCAGTGTTAGGAAACTTTAAGCCATTGATTGCTGTACCCGTAACACCTGATTGACGGCGAAATATCTTACCGGGAAAAATGTCCATGTTCTGACCCGGAACAAGACTAGCCTCATCCACATCAAACACAAGATTACCAGCAAGGGCTAGGTTGTCGATTGCCATGCGGTAGTGACCGTTCATCAACTTCTGTGATGCTTCCATGTTTTCCGCTACACCAACACCCCACAACTGATAAGGATTGATTTCAAACGGAAACGCTTGATACGGAATACGTACAGGTGTAAATGGATTTAACACACAGCGGAAAATTTCTTCACCACACACCCAAGCATTAATTTGTACTTGGTCAAGACCTGATGCGTCTTGTGGAATATCTAAGCCAACGTGACGTGCAAGGTCAGCATCTAACACACCCCAATACTCAAGAACTTCAAACCGACTTTCTTGATAGTATGCTTCAGTCTCATCTTCACGGATGGTGTCTTCGTAATATTTATCTGTGTAGTTTGGCCCTTTGGCAAGACAGTTGTTGATTGCATCGGCGTTGAAGTGAGGACGCAGCAAAAGACTACGCACCTGCTGACGATTCATGCGGTGACGTTCAATAACGTACTCACAATCCTCTATCGATGTGGCAGAGGGGTCAGGATGAAAATCCCATGCGGACACAGCTTCAATACGGGGAACCATCTTTTCGTACGGATTGTACGAACGCTCCCCTGTCTGTTCATCTCTCTCCCACTTGTGGACACGTTTATAAAAGTTAAACGGTCCTTTCACTACGCCTGTACCTAACAGGCAGGATTCAAAGATTGCTTTACGTAAAACGTTTACAGCACCCGTATCGAGAAGTTGGTCGTGAATACACTTCTCCATAAGACGTGCCATCTCTTGGGCAGGTTCAACCTGTGGTTCGCCCATTTTTGCTGGGCCTTCTTTGAGGTTAGGAAACTCGTCGTATCTACCCAGAGAGGGTCTCTCAGCTTGCATTGCACCGGGAGCAAGTTCTCTACCATCCCCCGGAAACCCATACGGGTCCGGAATCTGGTCTAAGGGGGTTTCCATGTGAGCAAACTCAGCAATACCCTCTGGCATTGGGGTTGACTCTACTACGATTGGAAATCGTTTGTTTGCGAATAGAATGTCAATGATTTGTCCGTACGCAGCAAGAACTTTAGTTTTAGTAGTTTTGATGAACACCTTTGACCGCTCAGAATCGCGGTATTGAGTGGTTGAATCGTAGATTCCTCTGAAGTTCTTATATGCTTGAAGCCAACGCTGTTCATAGGCGTACCTTGCCTTTTCAGCGTCCTCTAGTTTGCCCCTGATGTAGCCGGGAAGACCCGGCATCTGTCCTTTAGGGTCAACTACAGATACGTCTTCTTCTTGCTGTGGTTGGAGAAAATCCTCAGACATACTCGTTCCTTAATAGTCGCGTTCTTCAGCCATCTTCATTAATGAAGGGTCAACTGCAGTTTTGGTCATCTTCTTTGGCATGTCCTCAGTCAGCACACCCTGTGCAGTCTTGGTGTCAAACTCAAGACCTTCACGGTAAAGCTGGTCTGAACCCATCGCATCATCGACTGATGTATTGGGTGAGTTCATGATATAAGATTCGCCAAAATTTAAATTTGACATTTTTATCTCCCATATTTGTTAACAAAACCACCGGACTGAAAATTAGGAGTCATGCCTTGTCCGGTAAAGGCACGAGTGATTCCTGAGAGAAAACCCTCCTCTGGAATTTGTTTTTTAATTTCTTCTGCGGTAGGTTCACCTACACCTTCTACAACAGCAGCAGATATGCCAAGTGGTGTAATCAACTCTTCTGCACCTGCTTTAACAGTAGCAATTTCAGGCGAATCCCCCCTATCCATGAGTTCCTGTCTTCGTTGTTCAAAAAACAAACCCGGCACTGCAGATTTTGCACCTTTACTTATAACTGTACCAGCAGCAGTTAATCCAGCCTTTATACCCTGTTTAACCGCAGGACGGATGACAGTATCTTCGGGTTTTACTTCGGTAATAACGTCATCTGTAAGACCCTCGACTTCAATATCTAATTCTTTCATTCGGTCAAGAGTTTCTTGCGACAATCCGTCAAATCCCTGTGCCGCAGCGTCCTCTGAAGACGGCACATTCATACCTAGTCTTCGTCTGGCTTCTTCGTTCTCTCGTCTTGTTTTAGCAGCTTTTTGAGCGTTCTCTGCTTTAATCTTTTCTAACTTCTGTCTTTTTTCCTCTGCAGAAGTTAGAACTTCAACAGATTTTTCTTCTGCTAGTGCGCTGCGTAAATTTCTTTCACCTTCAGTTTCTGGCTGGTGTTGTGGTGGTGCAAGAAGATTTAAATCTTTTGTATATGTAATCTTGCTTTCTGGTGTTGAGTAAGTTACATTTACTCCACGGAAGTCTACGACACCTCTCTGTATAAACATCGTATTTACGTCTGTAGAACTATTATTAAACGCATCGTTACGAACAAGAGTATCAGTCATACCTGATATTCTTTTATCAGGAACAGCACCTGTGTAGTTTTCTTCTAGTATGTCACCACTTCCGCTAACACCAGCACCAGCATGTCCCATCCACGCCTTTACAGCATCTCTATCAAATTCAAATTCTTGAACAAGCTGCCTTGCCAGTATCTTTCTAATAACAGAGTGAGAACCTTGTTTACCT